CAGTTTGAGAAGAAAATCAATGAAAACATTGATGAATCTGAGCTGTTCTTATCGAGGGCTTTTAAAAGTACTATTAGCAATGAATTAGCGGATATGGTGCTAGACTTCTTTAAAGAAGAACTTGTTGTGGTGAGTGACTTCACACTGAAGAAAACGAACTTAACATTTTCATTGGAAGATAGCCCGAAGAAAGATTTCTTTGCATGGAACAAGATCCTTGATGGGTTTGTCAAGAATGCAGATTTTGGCCCACAGGGTATAGCCTTTAAATCAAACAAATCAGAAGATAAAGAGTCATCCAGTATGGAGCTTGTCTCAATCTATAAATACCATGATGAGAATATCGTAATACCGGCAGAGCTTATGGAATCTAGGGGAACACTTAAACTTGTTGATTTTGCGATTCCTTTTGAGAAACTTTTCAAATCAGGTGGGGTATTTATTCTTGATGAGTTCGATGCAGCAATACACCCAGAACTGATTAAAGGGATCTTGGCGCTTTTTAATGACAGTGATTTAAATAAAGCTGGCGCACAGTTGATTTTCACAACGCATAATCCGATTTATCTAAACAATAAAATATTCAGAAGAGATCAGATCAGGTTCGTTGAAAAGGATACGGATTCTTTTGAAAGTGTCATCTATTCTCTTGCAGATTTTGGCGCTGAAGAAGTCAGAAATGATCATAATTATCTAATCAATTACTTCAAAGGGAACTACGGAGCGCTTCCCTTCATCGACTTTTCTAAGCTGTTAAATCAAAACAGTAGTGAGGAGGATGAAGATGGCAAACTATAGAAAAGCATATCTATGCATTTGTGATGGGCAGCAGGAAACAATGTATTTAAATCATGTAGCAAAGCTGATTAAAGATTTTCCAAAGAAAGTGGTTAAGTTTAATACTTTTGAAGATTTACCACATCGACTAGAAAAGAGATATGAGAACTATGATAGTGCTGCGGTTTTTGATTTTGACTATAACGATGTGGAGTTCAAGAGAAATATTGAAATCTGTGACGCGCTGAACAAAAGGCTTAAACCTTCAAAAAGAAAAGAAGGCAGACACATCTATCATGCGTACAGCAGTGTGAACTTTGATTTATGGTTGATCCTTCATAAAGAGGACTACAATAAAAGCGTTTCAAGAAACGATGCTTATATCTCAGATGTTCGTAGAATCTTTGGGTTGAAGTCCACAGATGACATTAAGAATGAAGACGTTATAAAAAGGATCCTAAGTCAAATAACCTTGGATGATGTAAAATCAGCAATTCGAAGAGCAGAGTCGATTCGGAAGAATAAGGTAAAAGCCGATAGTACAAGGATTGGAAATACAACAATTTACTCTAACCCAGACTTCTCCATTCACGAATTTCTTAGAGCGGTTTTGGAGGATAGCGGAGATTTATAAAATAACAAATAGCAGGAAGACACTCAGAATAGAGTGTCTTTTTTTGTGCCCAAAATCAAAATGGAGGCGATAAGGATGGCACTAAGTAATTTAAAGACTAAGTATATGACCAGAAATGATTGTTATACATCTGGGAGAAAAATCACACCAAAAGGCATCATGGTTCATTCCACTGCTACACCGGGAGTAATGGCAGCAGGTTGGTTCAGTCGGTGGAACAAGTCCTATAGGGCTGGTGAAATCAACCGTCAGGTTTGTGTCCATGCCTTCCTGGATGACAAGGAAATCTGGCAGTACCTACCTTGGAATCATAGGGGTTGGCATGCAGGAGGAAAAGCGAATGATACCCACATCGGTTTTGAGATATGTGAACCGGGTGGGTTTTCTTATTCAGGTGGTTCTAACATGGTGGGCTATGATGTGAAAAAGAATGAAACCTACTTTAGAAAAGCTTGGCAGAATGCAGTGAACCTTTGTGTCTACCTATGCAGAGAGTACGGTCTGACAGAAAAAGATATCATCAGCCATGCGGAAGGGAATAAAAAAGGAATCGCCTCTAATCATTCCGATGTTGGTCATTGGTTTCCAAAGCATGGAGAGAATATGGATACCTTTAGGGCTGCAGTAAAGAAAGCACTACAGACTGCAGGTGAAGGTAAAGAGGATTTTGAAGCAGGTGATATCGTTGAAATCAAAGCATCTACCAGAACCTATTATCCAGGGGGTCCTATTATTCCATCCTGGGTGAAGTGGAATTATCATCTGATCACCCAGGATGTGTTTAATGGAAAACCTGTGATCAAGGGTGGCAAGGAATGTGTCCTTCTAGGCAAAACCATTCTGAAAGGCACCATGAATGAGAAGGCTGGTATTATGACTTGGGTCGATAAAGATAATCTTGAGATGGTCAGTGCTGGTGTGGAGGCTGAACCAGAGAAGGAATCTGGCAATAAATACTACCGAGTGCAGGTGGGGGCCTTCAGTGATAAGAAGAATGCAGAGGCCCTTATGGTCCGTCTGAAGAAGGCAGGATTTGATGCCTACATGAAATATGATTAGAAGAAAAATTGCAAAGTTGGGCCGGTGTTATCTCTATAGCATCGGCTTATTTTTATCTCTATATATAGTAGAAATGACTTGATAAATACTCGGTTCTGAGTGATATATGTAATACGCTACAAAGCTTGAAACCTTTGAATTTAGAGGGTTTTAAGCATTATTGTTTTTACCCTTTGCGATAAATCAAGCGTCGCACATGATACGAAGCAAGGGATAAAAAGGAAAGGAGAAGATCAAGATGAATCATGCAAGGGTTCAGGAAATACCAGTACAAAGATCGTCAGTAACCGTAATTAATCAACCAGTAGGATGGAATGATGTCACCACACAACCGAGAACAAAAAAGCTAAAAGTTGCATCCTATTGCCGGGTGAGTAGTGAAGAAGAACTGCAGTTAGGTTCACTAGAGAATCAAATCATTCACTACACCAACTACATCAGATCAAATCCTGATTGGTATTATGCGGGTGTATATTCAGATAAAGGTAAATCAGGTACAGATATGTCAAAGAGAATCGGTTTTAACCGGATGATTAGAAATGCGATGAATGGAGAAATAGACTTGATTATCTGCAAATCCATATCAAGATTTGCAAGGAATGTTGTGGATACAATGGATATTGTGAGACAGCTCACTGAAAAGGGTATTTTTGTGATTTTTGAGAAAGAGCGATTGAACACCAAAGATATGACCAGTTCCCTACTCATAAAAATTCTTGCAACTTTTGCTGAGGAAGAAAGCCGAGCTACATCGGAGAATATTGATTGGGCCTACACAAAACGATTTGAGAGGGGCGAAGTGGTTGCTGGGCAGCTCTTTGGCTACGAGGTCAACAAGGATAAAAAATGGAGCATCGTTGAAAAGGAAGCTGAGATTGTAAGAGAAGCTTATGACCTATTTCTTAATGGATATAACATGACAGAGATAGCCAGACATTTTATAAGAAGAGGCTACAAGAAACGTTCTGGCGAGATTGACTGGAATAATAATAACATCAGAAGCATGCTGACCAATGAAAGATATGCTGGTGATGTGCTCAGCAGAAAAACTTGTACACTCGATTTTAGAACACACAGAACAATAATTAATAGAGGACATAAACCCCAATATTATATAGAAGACCACCATGAAGGCATTGTTTCAAAAGAAGACTATGAGAAAGTTCAAGAAATAATTGGGGATAATAAATCTGATTTTAACAGGGGCGATTATGAGAAAACACCTTTTACCAGCAGAGTGATTTGTACCCATTGCGGAAAGAACTTTCATCGCTTCGGTAAAAATATTAAGAAAACAATATGGCGATGTTCTTCTAATGTAAAAAGCGAGTTGCTTTGTGAAGCGGATCCTATTGAAGAAGATCAAATCGAGAAGCTCTTAAGGGAAGGGTTTGAAAAACGCTACAACATCAACCAAAGAACCAACGACGGACTATTGATTAAGCAGCTGACGAAAGAATTATCAAATGCTGAAGCGGTAAGGGAACGAGAGCAAAATCTACTGCGAGTTGAACTGGAAAAGTGTCTGATAGCTGAGAATAAGGCCATTCTTCAGAATCTTGATACTGAAGATCTAAAAGAAAAGCGACAAGAAATTGAAAAAGAAATCGCAACAAAAGCTAAGCTATGGGAAGAATTCGATAAGGACTATGAGTTTAGAGAAACCTCGTTAAATCGATTGAAGGAGTTAAAGGGTTCAGATAAAGCCATTAATAAAATACTAGATATCTCTTTCATGAGAGCCTGGGTGATTCACATCAAAGTGGAGTCACCTTTTTTATTTACCATCAAATGGATTGATGGTAAGGAGACGGTGGTCGGAAAGTTTAGGGGAGGTCATCACGATGGAAGGTAGTAGAAACATATCGACGATGAATCCTCGAGTTAGGGTCATTCCTGCAAATATGAATAACCCTGATTATCGAAGAAATGAAGAGCGTAAAATCAAAGTAGCTGCCTATGCCAGGGTATCCACCCATGAAGAAGAACAACAATCCAGTTATAAGCTACAGGTTTCATACTTTAAAGAATACATTGAGAAACGAGAAGGCTGGGAGCTTTACAAGGTTTATAGCGACGAAGGTGTTACTGGAACAAACACGAAATACAGAACTGGATTCAATCAAATGATAAAAGATGCGAAGGAAGGAAAATTTGATTACATCATCACAAAATCCATCAGCCGTTTTGCTAGAAATACCCTGGATTGCTTAACCTATGTGAGGATGCTGAAAAGTCTGGATAAGAGGGTAGGCGTGATTTTCGACCGTGAAGGCATCGACAGCCTTGATTCAAAATCAGAGGTTTTGCTTACAATAATTTCCAGCATTGCTGAAGAAGAGTCCCGCACAATAAGTGCTAATGTCAGCTGGGGGGTTCAGAAAAGATTCTCACAGGGAAAGCCTCATATTCCAACCACATACTTCTTAGGGTATGACGAGGATGAAGAGGGAAATCTCATCATCAATGAAGATGAAGCAAAGACAGTGAGAAGGATCTTTCGAGAGTTCATCTCAGGAAAAGGATCAGTCCAGATAGCTAACGGGTTAACGAAAGATAAAGTGAAAACAGCAAGGGATAATACAAAATGGACCAGTGATTCTGTTTTAAAAATACTTCGCAACGAAAAATTCTGCGGCCATGCATTATGTCAGAAATCAGTGACCCTGGACCCTCTAACCCATAAACGGGTCAGAAATAAAAATCATAAGCCGCAGTACTTTATACGGAACAACCACCCCGCGATTATCTCTGAAGAAGACTGGAATTATGTACAAAAGGAACTGGATAGAAGACGAAAAATGAAGCATGATCCTGACGGCAAATACCATAGAACCTATAGCGGAAAAGCACCATTTTCTAATATGCTTTACTGTGGGGAGTGTGGCATGCCAGTTCATAGAAGGAGAATCACATCAAAAAAAGATGGCAAGCCTTACAAGTTTACCGTTTGGCACTGCAGACTGGCGGCTCAGAAAGTAGAAGCTGACTTTAACTGCCATTCAAAGTATGTTTGGGAAGAGGTTATTGAAGCAGCCTACAATGAAATGCTTCTGAAAATGACTGAGGAGATTGATCTCATAAGAGCTGAGGGTGAAGCGGCCATTGAGGATGTGAGCTTAACATACGATGAAAAAGAAAGACTTAAAGAGCTTGAAGAAATCATCGATCGAATCAATGATCGCATAAGTGAAATGGCCATGAGAGAAAGTATAACCAATGACCCCATATATGATGCAACCCTTAGAAATATGATTTATGAATCACAAATTTATCAGCAGGAGCATGAAGCGCTTGTCAAAAGCCAGGACGAAGAAATCTACATGAGGCAGAACCTAGAAGCCTTAATAACATATCTTGAAAGCCAAAGTAGCTTTGAAACCTTTGATGCAGCAGAATTTAAAAAGCTTGTCGAAAGAGGTATTCTCCACAAGGACTATGAGATAGAGTTTATCTTTAAATGCGGCGTCAAAAGAATGGCTCAAGGCTGGAGACGCGGGAAGAACGAGTAGAAGTCATTGAAGAGTTTATCCAATTAATTATAATACTCCTTTACCTTATGGAGATTGTACTTGCAATAGTTTGACACCAATGCAAACATACAAGCAAGCGCAATCTTTCAGAGGAAAGGAGTTTTTTTTATGGACCAACTAGATAAAAGCTTATGGATCAATAAATTATGGGATCCTTTAGAAAAGATAGAAGACAGTCCACTTCACAGTAAGCGTGAGGGAATCAAGGTAGCTGCCTATTGTAGAGTGAGTCTTGATTCACTGGGACTGTCCCACTCATTAGAAAGTCAAGTAAGTCACTACACCCATGTGATTAATAGTAGGGACAACTGGACTTTTGTCGGTATCTATTTTGATAATCTGGTTACTGGCAGAAAATCATCATTAAGACGTGGTTTCACTCGGATGCTCAGACACTGTGAAGAACATAGAATTGACCTGATTCTTGTTAAAAATGTATCTCGGTTTTCAAGAAATACGAAAGAGCTTATTGAAGTTATTGAGCGGCTCAAGGAACTAAAGGTCACTGTCTATTTTGAAATGGAAAATATTACAAGCACCAGAAGCGATACCACATATCTTCTTAAAACCTATGCTAGTATTGCCCAAGGGGAAATTGAAGCTACTTCCCAGGCTATAGAGTGGGGACACGAAAAACGAATGATGAAGGGCAAGGTCAATATCGGTCACACTTACGGTTATGATAAAACAAAAGTCGGTAATGAGACCGTCATTACAATCAATGAAGAGCAAGCTCAAGTTGTTAGACAAATTTATCAAATGCATCTTGATGGTATGAGTAATAATGCCATTGCAGCTGAATTAACCAGAAGAGGAGTTAGAACTTATTTTGGGAAGGAACTGTGGGGACCGAAGACGATAGCATCCATCTTATCAAACATTGCCTATACAGGAAACGCAAAGACCAGGAAACTTACAAGAGATTTGATGAGCAACAAAAGACGGGCTTCAGAAGGGATACGGGATCAATATTTAATTGAGAACCATCATCCAGCGATTATAAGTCAGGAACTCTTTGACCGGGTCCAGGAAGAAAGAAACAAGAACAAAAGGGAATCTAAACCCCAACAAATGAGACCTAATCCGTTATCAAGACGTATCCACTGCGGCAACTGCGGTCAGAATTTCAGAAGAAATAGAATTAAACCATGGGATTATTTCAGGTGCGTCTCTGCCATAACCAACAAAAAACTCTGCAGTTCACCGACGGTACGGGAAGATCTGATGATTGAAATAATGCTTAATGCTTTTAGAGTACGCTTTGATGTTGATGATCCAAAACTGATTAAGCGGCTACAAAGAATGTTGATTAGGATAAACCAGAATGACTACTTTGAGTTTCATCGCCTTAAAGCCTTGACGCAGATACAATTGGCTAAAAGGTTGAGAGATATTCAGTTTACAGATGAAGACATTATTCAGATGGAAAGGGATTATGAGAAGTTTGAGAATCGGCTTGTAGAAATTGAAGATGATAGGAAGTATCGACTCGGTTCTATAAACTGGCTTGAGAATATTAAAACCTTTGAAGAATTCGCAGGGGAAGCCACTATTGAATACTTGCGAGCGTGGATTCTTTCCATGGACATTTATTCAATAGATGATTATAAAATTTACTGGATCGACGGCAAAGAGACTGAAGTCGGAAGCTGCGAACCCATAAAACGAAATATTGTAGAGTCCCCTGAAGAACTACATCCTAAAGGGGAATTACAGGTTGATAAAAATCCTGAATTTCAAGTGATGACAAGCATTCAAATCACCTCGGAGAAAGGGGGTGATCTAAATTGCGTAGATGAGGAGGATGTGAATATGATAGCAGAAAGAAAACTTGAGCCTAATTTGATGGTTAAAAATATACAAAAACAATTAAGCAATTCTGTGGTGATGCGGACGAGTGTCCCTGTCGTGAGAGAACAGAAATTAAAAGTGGCTGCCTATGTCCGTGTTTCTACAGAACTGGAGCAGCAAAAAACAAGTATCAAGACTCAATATTCATATTATCTGTATCTTATTCTCAAGGACCCGCGCTACATCTTAGCTGATATCTATATAGATGACGGAAAAAGTGGCAGAACGACTGAAGGAAGGCCCGAATTCAAGAGGATGATGGAAGACTGTAAAGCGGGGAGAATAAATCTGATCATTACAAAGTCGCTATCTCGATTTGCCAGAAATACTGTTGATACATTAACCTACTTAAACATGTTGAAAAGTCTGGAACCGCAGGTCGATGTTTGGTTCGAGCGTGAGAACCTAAGGGCGCTTGATGAAAAGAGCAATGTCTTGATTAACCTGTTATCCGCACTGGGGCAGGAGGAAAGTGTCAATATTGGTGAAGCTATTGCATGGGGTAGAAGAAGCTTGGCACAAAGAGGTATTGTAAGACCTGCGGTTCAAGGTTACGGTTATCAATACGATAAAAATAAAGAATGGGTAATAAACGATGAAGAAGCAAAAGTTGTGAAGCTGATCTATGATGAGTATGAAAAAGGAAAGACTATAAGGTCTATAAGAGATTTACTTATATCCGAAGCTGTTCCTACTCCGGGCGGACAAGAAGCGTGGTGCGACACTACCATTGGAAGGATATTGCGCTCTGAAATTTACCGGGGCAATTACATCTATCAGAGGTTTCATTCAGGGCTTACTCTGGTAAATGAACGGGTGAAGAATACAGGGGAGCTGCCAATGTATTTCATTGAGAATCACCATAAAGCAATTATTGAAGAAGAGAAGTGGGAAAGGGTTCAAAAATTGATTGAAACAAATGAAAAGAAACGTAAAAAGAGTCGAAAGAAATATCCAGATGACCACGGTAAGAATGAGTCTTTTACAAAGAAATTCTACTGCAGTAAATGTGGAAGTTTAGTCGGATATAGTAGAGCCATCAACAGACAGAAGAAAAATTATGAGGTGAGGTGGTGGTGCTGCTATCAATCATCGAGAGGGCACTGTGATTCCATGTACATGAAGCAGGAGTATGTTGAAGAAAACTTTTCTCAGCTTATTATGGATATAAAATTCAACCCAGCATTTAATGAGTACCTTGATGCCTTTATTGAAGACTTGCGAATAAAGCCAGAGGAAGAAATGCAAAGAGCGATCTTAGAAAAGCAAAAAGACGATTTAAACCAGAAGCTTTATGAAGCGGTTGAAGATGAACTAGGCAGAAAAGGAAAAGATGCAAAGCTGGTTGATCATTTGACAGAAGAAATCATGAAGATAAGAGAGCAAATGGTTGATTTCATAGCCCGAGAAGAACAGCAAGCCGAGATAGAAGAGGATATGAACACCCTTAGAAAAGCGCTAGCCATTTATACCAATGAAAGAAGAGACGACCTTGGTTATTACTTAAATGCGCCAGAGTTTAAACCTGATCTATTTGAGCGCTTTGTTGAAAAAGGAACGATTCTGGATGGTGGCCAGATTATCTATCGGTTCCATTCTGGTTTTGAGTGGAAGTCACCAATAAACTATAAAGCCTTTCAAGAACAGGAGAAACGCAGAAAAAAAGCAAAATACCAATTAGAAAAGAAAGAGTTTTTAAAGGGGCCTGAAGTGAAGGCTTTACTAAAATATTGTGAAGAGCCAAGAAAGTTGACTGAGATGATTGATTTCTTGGGAAAATATTCTTCTAAGAATGCCTTTAGAAGAATCATTCTTAATCCACTGATAGACCAGGGCAAAATAAAAAGAACGATACCCGATAAGCCAGGGAGCAAGTTTCAAAAATATTTTTCAGTAAAGAAGTAG